GAAAAAGTCCCGCTACCTCAACAGATAGTAGCGGGACTTCCTAGTGGCGGACAAGTAGTTCAGGTGGGAGGTGTTGCTGTTATTGCAACTACTTCGGCACTGCTTGCAAAACCTCTTGCTGATCTTTTGTTAAAAGCGGTGAAACCTGCTGTGAAGAAAGTGGTGAAGAAGGTTGCCGCGATAAGGGGTAAGACTCTCCCAACGAAGAGCTCAGGGGAGCGCCGAGCTGAGCAGCGTCAGATGAACCGCGCTGTGCGGGAACTTCGATCGGTGTTTCCAAGACAGAAGGTTCGGAAGGAATAGCGTGTACGTGTGGGTGAGTATGTCCTGGTGGATTATTAACTACGACATCAGCACACACAGAATAATATGGTGACTTGGGATGAAAGCGAATTCCTTTTAACATTAAATCGCCACAATTTTTAAGACGAGCGATCTCGAAGTCGAGTCTTTTATTAGCAACTAACTGTTGGTTTAGTTCAATCTGAGTTCGTGCTGCTTGTTTACATTGTTCTTGTAACTCTTTATCAAGTGGTGTGCTCCATGTCATGGAGAAACCAATACCAAGATTATAATTATCTTTCTGTCCTGTTCTTGTGGGAACTTGATAGAGAATATCGCCTGGATTATCGGGAGCGCCATCCTCGTCAATATCTCTCATATCATATACAGGAGAGTCATAGTATGCTTCATATGGTCTTGTGAAAGAACCACTACCTGTTACGTAAGGGGTGAAATTTCTAGTGGGTCCTTGACACTGAATTCCCCCTCCGTATGTGTTAGTGATGTATGGGCCTTGTAATACTTGTATCGCCTGATTTGTAACAGAACCACTAGAATTAGCAACAGGAGCAGCTGTTGCGCTAACACCGCCAACATTAGCCAGTGCTTGAGACGGGAAAAATACACTGGTAACACCTATTGCGAGAAGATTGAGGTAGTGTCTGTGACGCTTTGAATTTCTGTGGTTCTTTGAATAATCGTTTGGTTGCTTAGCCCAGGTCCTGAATACGTTTCTGTAAATTGAAACGCTGCTCCTGGTGTTGTTTGTGTGAACGTGGGTTTGTTTTGTACTCCTGTCCATGTCGATGTCACTCCATCAATAGTTACATTGTTTGTACCTGTCCCTGGGGAAAGGTTGCCATTAGCCGTAACACCACTACCAGTAGCTGAGTACTGATAACCAGTGTTGTAATCCATAGAGTTTATGGTTTCTGTAATTTTTTGTGTGGTCTCTGTATGGCTGGTCATTGAGCCTTGTGTAAAATTTGGCACAACTGGCACTGTGTGTCCAGGTTGCACCAAACCATGTATTACGCCAAGAACCAATCCGAGACCGATCGCTTCCTGTAATCTAGACATATTTATACTCAGTCGATAACGGTGATCTCGCTAACAAATTGACCTATTCCACTGGTTCCAGCTCCACCTGCGGTGATTGTAAGGACTCCAGCAGAGGTGACAGTTCCAGCAAGATCTCCAGCAGCACCTGCAGCGTATGAAGTGGTGTTAGAAAAGTTGGGCACTGTACCTACAGTCGCAGCACTAGTTGGGACTGCATCGCCTTGAGTATAAGATTGGCTAAAACTAAATGCTGCCCCAGGAGTATCTTGGGTTGCTGCAATAGTTCCTGGAGAATATACACCAGAGGTAATAGTACCAGCGGAAACTGTGTTTGCAGTGCTTCCATCCGTGGTATCAATATTTGAACCACTTATGCTGAAGGTAGAACCAATTCTGGTTGCCTGTGTTCTTGCAGCATCCACGGTAAGTTGAACACTGGAAGAGTGTTTAGATACTAAACCACCTGCTTGTACTGCAGATGATGTCATCAAAATCATTCCAAAAGCAAGTAATGCTCTGTTCATGGTTTGGAAAAAAATACGGACCTCTTTCTATTTAGATATCAAGACATTTTTTAAAAATCGAATGTTTAGGAATAAATATCTACAGATATATTTTTTCACTATGCCAACAGGAGAAATGAAAAAAATAGATATCTATGCAAGAGTACTTAAATTAAAAAACGATTTATCTCAAGGTGATTATAAATCAGAATGGGATAATTATGCTAAACTAAAGGCACATGCAGTTCTTAACGACGTATTGGATATTATAAATGAATATAGATACTGAGATACAAAAAATTATGGAGGCTATACGTCGAATGAAAAATGATGTTTTGATGGAAGAACCATGTCCGATTTATGAAGCGGACGAATCAGACTGGGAGGATTTCTGGTATGGACCTGATGCAGAAGATTAATGCAGTAACTTTAACTTTTACTGTTACTGTGTTGGATTACCTTTATCGTGGTCGTGATTTCCAACGATTCTGGGTGCTTGAGGAAATTGCTCGGGCACCTTATTTTGCATTCCTGAGTGTGTTACATTTAAGGGAATCTATGGGACTTCGTGGACCAGAACATGTATACTTGATGAAAGAGCACTTTGCACAATCTATCAATGAAACAGAGCATCTGGAATATATGGAAAGTCGGGGCGGTAATGCTTATTGGATCGATCGCTTTGTTGCCAAACACCTCGTCCTTATCTATTATTGGGTCAATGTGGTTTATTACTGGGTGGCTCCTAGGACTGCATACCACTTGTCTTATGAAATAGAAATTCATGCTGCAGAAACTTATGCAAAGTATCTTGCTTTAAATGGACATGATGACAAGATCCTTGAAATTTTAAATGATGAGTTAGATCACTCAAGAGAATTACATAATGCAATGGAGATGATCAAATGAAAAAGGATTGGATTTGGCAAGGTGGTCCAGTCGAACCACCTGAACGACTAACTAAAGCTGATGTACAGGAGATGATTGATGATGCTATACGAAAACACAATCGTAATGCTTCAATTATTTCAATGTGTGTTGGCTGGGTTGTTCTTGCACTTTTTGCTGAAGGTTTGCTTCGACTTATTGGAGTTATAGATCCACTCTTCCCATGGCTGAAAATCACGTTATAGAATGGATGGGGGTAATTGCCCTATTCTTTTTTGGTATAGCTATGATGTGTCAGGGACATTTTATTGTAACTGGCAAACATGGATACAAACATACAGAGCGCGAAAAACACAAAATGTCTAGTGCTCGTAAACAAGTAGAAACTTTATTAAAAGACAAATGAAAGTAGGAATGATTGGATTGGGTCGTATGGGTGAGGGAATGTCTCGCCGTATGATTGCAGCAGGACATGAAGTACACGGATATAGAAACAACTATGCAAAAGCTCAAGAACAATTTGAAAAGGGTTATATCAGTGGATGTACCACTTCTCTGGAAAGCCTTGTTCAAGTAGTTCACCAAGGAACAGAAATGACAGGAAAGGTTCCTGGTATTTTCATGATGGTTGTACCAGCAGAAACCGTAGAGGACACACTCAATGAGTTATTACAGTTTTGTGTGGAGGGAGATATTATTATTGATCATGGCAATAGTAATTTTAAGGATTCTCGATACAGAGCAGAAAGGTTGTCTAAAATGGGCATCCAATATCTTGACTGCGGTACTAGTGGTGGTGTTTACGGTCTGGAGCGTGGATACTGTCTTATGGTTGGTGGTACAGATACTGCAGTATCCGTCTGCCGTCCAATCTTTGATGCACTCGCACCTGGCATCAAGGGAGCTGAACGAACCTCTGATGGAAGTTACGTTTGGTATCCTGAGGAATGGGGTTGGATGCATTGTGGTGCCGCCGGTGCTGGACATTTTGTAAAGATGGTGCATAATGGAATTGAGTATGGTATAATGCAAGCATATGCTGAAGGGTTTAATATCCTTCATGAGGCAAATGCGGGTTCACAGTATGTCAAAGAAGGAGATGCAGAGGTTGCTCCAATGGAATGTCCAGCAGACTATTGCTACGATATTAACATTGCTAAGGTGGCTGAGTTATGGCGTCGCGGTTCTGTTGTTGGTAGCTGGTTACTTGACCTTACCGCTGATGTTCTACGGCATGATCGAGAACTTAGCAAGTTCGATGGTGGAGTATCAGACAGTGGTGAGGGTCGTTGGACGGTTCACGCTGCTGTGGATCTTGGCGTACCCGCTCCTGTCATCAGTAGTGCGTTGTATTCACGTTTTGAGTCGCGCCGTCTTGGTGCTTTCGCATCCAAGATTTTGAATGGAATGAGAGCTATGTTTGGTGGTCATGACGTTCGCTGATGTCTTACTTTGGGCAGCACTACCCTTTGTATGTGCCACCCTCGCATTTGGACGATTTAAGGGTGAAATATCGTATTACGACTCGGAGGACTATGACGGAAACGGAACCGCTCACTAAGGGAATTGTTATCTTCGGTGCAACGGGAGACCTTTGTAAGAAGAAACTAATTCCATCACTATACAAACTTTGGCAGAAAAGATTACTGCCGGATAATTTTTTAATTACTGGTTGTTCTAGGAGAGATCCTGGAGTACAAATTTGGAAAGAATCTCTTGGAGAATATCCAGAAGAATTTCTTCATCATCTAGATTACGTTTCTGCAGATCTCGACAATGTTGATACTCTTTCTCACCTTCCTAATTACTTACACGACAATACGTATTTTCTATCCGTTCCTCCAGAAAGGTATGAAAATGCAATCGTCAATCTCAAATCAGCAGGAAAACTCGAAGATCCAGAAAGATCCCGTGTGGTTGTGGAAAAACCCTTTGGGTACGATTTTAAATCTGCTGATCATCTACAGTCTGTGGTTGAGCGACATCTACGCGAAAAACAAGTATATCGCATTGACCATTATCTCGGCAAAGATACTGTTAATAATATACTTGCTACTCGGTTTAGTAATATTTTGCTTGAACCACTCTGGAATCGTCAGTACATAGAAGAGATTCAGATCTTTGCATCAGAGACTATCGGATGCGAAGGTCGCTCACAATACTATGAGACTGCTGGTGCTGTACGAGACATGTTACAGAATCATATTCTGCAAGTTCTTTCATTGATTGCTATGGAACCACCTAGCAAGATGAATGCGAGGGAAATCAGACGTGAGAAGACAAAAGTGCTTGCCGCGACTAGACTAGGTACAAATCTTATCTTGGGACAATATGATGGCTACCGTAACGAAGAGGGCGTTAATCCTAACAGTGGTACTCCTACCTATTTTGCTGGGACTTTATTCGTCGATAACTGGCGTTGGGAAGGAGTTCCTTTTAACGTCATGACAGGAAAAAAACTACCATACCAATGTGTAGAGGTAGTAATCAAACTCAAATCACCACCGCTAAAATTATATGAAGGAGAAGTTAACGACCGCATCGTCATGCGTTTACAGCCTAATCCTCATCTCGATATCCGTATGGATATTAAGTCACCTGGGCTCAATGACAACTTGGAGTTGGCAACACTCACCCACGCCTATCCCCAAGACAGAGCAATCGATGGATACGAAAAACTTCTTTACGACGCCATAAATGGAAAACAATCTAACTTTGTTCACGCTGAAGAAGTTATGGAATCCTGGAGAATCGTTGATGATCTTCTCTGTACTGGTGACAAGTGTCCCGTTCGTACTGTTCCTTACATCTATACTGGCGGGTGGGGTCCACAATACAAAACAGAACAAATAACAAATTGGGATTATCCAGCATGAGCATATTGTTTGTATTTGCTTTTATTTTATTGCTTATTTCTGCCATGGAACTAACATGGCCAATTAGACATAGGAAATAGAGATGCATCACGTTCAACTGTTCGTTAGACATGTTATGCAAACCCCTTGGTGCCTTGGCGTCATGGGGTTCTTCCTTGTGTTTGTTCCTATCATTGGAATGCACCTTGTACATAAATATGGCTGGGAACACTGGGAACCTTTCGATAGGAGTCACAAATGAACCCCGTAATACTAATTGGTTGTTTTACACCACTAGTTATTATTTTTATAGTGATGAAAATTGCAGTTTGGGTATCTGCTGTCAATGCTGAATCCGATTATGTCAGAAAAGAACCTTTACGAAAACGAGGACCCTATCTGGAGAACCCGTATGCAGATGTTGATGAAGAAGAAGAGGAATATGGAGATCGCACAGACTATAGATGATGCTCTTTATGAGTGGTATTCTGAAAAGGGTCGTCCAGTTCCTCAATGGAAGAAAGAAAAACAACAATGGTGGATTGATTATCTAATCAGTTTAGGGATAGACCCCAGGAATCCATAGTGTATAGAGAAAAACATCTTCAACAGAAATCAGATGAGTGTGCTCGCCTTTGGAGGGAGTGGGAACGCTTGTGGCGAAAAAAGCATTAGGTGCGCCAGACGCTAGAAGAGCCTGGTGTAAGTGTTGTGATGAATTCAGTATAATGTGTCATCATGAAGCTACAACGAACCCTAGATATAAAGACATGAAGTATCAATGGAATGAACCTCCTCCTCCGCCCCCTAGAAAATCCAAATGATCCTGTGTGGAGTGTGATAATAAGTATTATCATTCTTCTTATAGGAGTTGCCTGGGTTATTAGATATATACTATTAGTTGACGAAAGAGAATCCCATGGGAGCAATGACACCACCAAGTCGTAAGTCTTGTTACAATTTTAGAGTAATTGAAATAAATAGAGTCGTCGATGGCGATACTATCGATGTCACAATTGATCTCGGTTTTGACCTTTATAAAAAAGAGAGAGTTAGAGTTGCTGGTGTTGACACACCAGAAAAGAGAACAAGAGACGCAGAAGAAAAGGAGCTTGGAATCGATGCAACGAATTGGCTCAAAGAGAAGTTGGATGGTGCCATTTCTGGGGACGACGATCTTATTATCCGTACTGAGCTTGTTGGCGGTATGGGCAAGTACGGCCGCCTCCTCGGTTGGCTCTATATCGGTGACGCCCAGTTGTCACTCAATGAACAAATGATTGACGAAGGTTACGCTTGGTCTTATGATGGCGGTACGAAGCAAAAGAATTTTGAAGAGCTTCGTGAAATCCGTCGATCAAAAGGAACACTTTTATGAATGAAGACTGGCGTTACAGTGAAGAGAGAATGGATGTAAGAACTCAAGGTCTTAACATTCTTCTCAAAAGATTTGGATCTGAAATTTGTTCGGATGGATCTCCCAGATATTCCAATAGAAGCATTTATGAATGTATTCATGACTGGGTTTCTCAGGGAAACAAAGATACAGAAGGACTGATCAGATATTACATTTCCCATTACGCTTGACAACCAGCTAAAATGCCCCTATAATATAGGGGTACTAAATATGGAAGGGTGGTCGAGTGGTTTATGGCACTGGTCTTGAAAACCAGCGAGGGTGCAAGTCCTCCGTGGGTTCAAATCCCACCCCTTCCGTTTGCAAATATGCTGACATGAGAATTAATTTGTGGTACTCAACTAGTATGAAACAATGGAGATGGACACTTAGTAATGACAAAAATCAGATGCATCAAGAATCTGGACAACAACCGTTTCTTAGAGATGCAATGAATGATGTTGCTAACACCGTAGAATACCTTCTTGAATGTGAACAAAATGATTAAAACTATTGTTGCTTTCTCTGCTCTTGCCGTAGGATTTTCATACCCATCAAAACCAACAACACCAACACCAGAGATTCAACCTCTCCCAGTAATTCCTTACGAAGCGTCCTGGAAGTGTGAGGATTGCTCTCCCGAAGAACAGTATGTCCTCGAACAACTCCAAGAACACACCAAGATTACCGATCGCAATTCTCTTGCAACGATCCTTGGTAATATTAAACAAGAGTCTAACTTCCGTGCCAACGTATGCGAGGGAGGGGCTAGAGTTTCTTACGGGAATTGCCATAGCGGTGGTTATGGTCTTATTCAGTGGACCTCAATAGGTCGATATAATAACCTCGGTAAGTTCTGTACTAAATATGAATGTGACCCCAGTTCATTGGAAGGTCAAACTCGTTACATGATTAACGAAAACATTTTTCAACGGTATCTTCCAGAATTTGAAGGAAGAGGTCGTACAGTATCTCAATATATGGTCCCAGCATATTATTGGTTAGGGTGGGGTATTAAAGGAAATCGAGAACTGTATGCTTATGACTATGCTAAAAAACTTGTATGGAATTAAGTGAGTGTCAGTTTGGTGGTCTTGACAGAGAACCAGTCAACGTGTTAAGATTACTAAGTGAACTTGAGGGTTCTTACCAACTCCTCAAGTACATGGGTTTCCGAGAAGATATGGATACCCTTGATGAGATGAAGAAAAGGTATTACAAACTTTACTTCAAACTTAACAAGACTCAATAGCTCAGCTGGATAGAGCAACTGCCTTCTAAGCAGTCGGTCGTAGGTTCGAATCCTACTTGAGTC